CCATAGTCCGCAGGGAACTTCTTGAGCAATTCAATCATCTCCCCAACAGTATCAGGGATAAACATTTCGCCGTCTTTCATTCGTCTTTTTCCTCTCTTTATTCGCCCATCTTCTTCAGGACTTCGTTGGTGAACCAGCTTGTCGGAACCATGTTGCCCTTGTCGTTCAAGACATTGATTTCAGCATGGACAGTTGTGCGAATGGGGAAGTCGCAATGCCCCTCAGAAGGTTTCCTGATGCACCTCACATCGCAGTGGTCGCAGCGAAACTCCACCCAGTCAGAGGAGTACTCTTCAGGATTGGTGTACTTGGAGACAAGTCCAGTTAGAACCTCCCTCGCCTCGTCAATGGTGTTGCAGGTCTTGATGTCAAGGTTGATGTTCGGGGTTGACCGTTCGCCCTTGGTGTCCCAGTACTCGCTCACCACAATCGTCACATGGAACTTGCTTTTCATCTCACTTCTCCTTTGCTTCAGTCCATTGAGCATCCAATCGTGCCTGAACAGTCGAGTTCGCAGTCGTGGTAGCCTTCGTTTCTGGCTTTCCTGCACTCGCGCTCAACCACTTTCATCAGCTCGTCCGTGATTTCGTCTACCCACCATTCCACATCGTTGTACATCAGAATACGCTCAATTTCGCTTCACAGTTTTTCTCTGCCCATTTTTCTTCTTCTCCTTCCCATCCTTCTTCGTGAACTTGTCTGCAACCTTGTCAAGCAGCGCATCGCCAATGTTCAGTTCCCAGTTCTTGAACGCCTGGAGGTCGCCCCTCAGATATCTGAGTTCATTCACCAGGTCTCCAATTTTGCCCGAAATCACGGCCAGCATGAGAACTGCAAAGAAGGCTGTGCCTGCGATGCCAACTAGAATCAGTTGTGTATCTGTCATTTTGTTTTCCTTTCTTTCAATTAAAGTGGACGGATTTTCTTAAGAACCCGAAATTCCGTGAATTTTTCGTTCTTCTTCATCTTGAAGAACTTCCTCAAAATGTCTGGAATGTCCTCCTCGCATGCCGCCCACACGCGGGCCTCGTTTGCATACCATCCAGTGTCTTTCGTCCTCCACACAACCAGATACAAGTTCTCCTCGCGTGTGTCCTGTGGAACAGGCTTTCGTGAGAACAGACCCTTAAACCATTTCATCAGATTTTTCATTTTACACTCCTTTCGGTGAACTCCTGTAGCTGATGATTGCCACCTCTCCAGGCTCAAGTCCCTCTTCCCACGCAATCATGGACTGAAGCGCACACTTCGCATTCCCCGACACGTCAGAACGGATGAGGGTCTTCTGGATGTCCTTGCGTCCATCTTTTCTCACTCTATACCATTTCACGGTATATAGACGAAAATCCCATTTATCCACTTTCATCTTCCCATCTCCTTGTTATACAAGCCAGCCCTTCAACTTGTGGTCGTAGTGGTAGTGCCACTTCGCTGTGCCCTGAACAACCTTGTTGTCCTTGGTGAACCAGTATTCGCCACCAGTCCTCGTCTCGAAACGATAGCCAAACTTCTGGGTCTCGACAACCTCAGTGGCAGAGTTGAAAGTACCCTTGTAGTGGCCGAAAGCCATGCAGCCAACGACCAACTTCATCTTCTCGCGGACGAACTTCTCCAAGTTGTCTGTCTCGACAACCTTGCGGTAGTCACGCCAGGCGCCATTGCGAGTCTTGTTGAACCACTCTACCAAATAGGTCTTCATCTTCTCTTCTCCTTTTGATGCCTATATTATAGCACAGTCCTGTTCAAAAAGCAAGGGGGTTCAGAAAATAAATTCATTTTCCAGACGAGCCAAATCCACCACCTCGGTCATTTCCGGCCTGGGCAATGTCATCATAGACGCAGTTTAGAACCTCCTGAACCCCAAGGTCAATGATGGGGACAATCAGACCCTGGGTTATCTTCATCCCAGGCTCAATCTCAACTGGCCCAACGTGGTTGTGGTTGAAGAAGCAGAAAATCAGCTCGTCCCTGTACTCAGAATCAATGAGGCAGGCAGAATGGTCAAGCTTCAGCTTCGTGGCGATTCCGGACTTGTTCACCATCATCATGCCATAGCCCCGCGGAATTATGGTCTTGATGCCAGACGGAATGGCAACGTGCGCACCTGGAGCCACAATCAACCGTCCGTCCTTGAAACTGACCCCATCTATGCCGTCAATGATGGGATTGCGGGAGAACTTCATCACCGTCTTCATGAAATCCTCATCCCAGGCTTTTGCGTCAGGAACGAAGAAATCTATGCCGGCATCTGTCGGATGCGCCTTGCAGGGCTTCTTCACCTCTCTGATTCTGGTGAAGAGAAGGGGATATGTTGGAGATGCTTTCATCGCGGGAGCAGTAATGGGTGGAGGAGGAGTTGGAAGGACATCATCAACCTTTTCAGCACCCTCAATCTGACTCTGAATGTCCTCGTGGGTGTTCTGCCTGATGTTCTCCATTATCCTGTCAATCGCATCCTGTGTTGTGGACTCGTCATTTGCCATCTCTGACAACTGATTTATCAAATCCACGATGCTCTTCTCCTTCTGGTTCAGTTCGCCTGACATTGTACTATCCTTTCGTATTTCCGAATCTGCTTGTTGTCGTGCTGAATCTCCAAACTCTCATTCAACGTCTTCAACGGCCTCTTCGAGTCCAACAACTCCCCAATCTCGTTCTTGTAGATGGTGCAGACAGACACATTTCCAGGAAATATCAATTCAAGGCAGGTGGAAGAAAACTCCTCACCGTGCCGCTCCCCTTCATTCTCCACTATCACTCGGCACGGATAGGTCTTGGCAACCATCGCCTGCCTCAAATCCACATAGAGGTTTCGATTGGGCTTCAATGTGAAAAGGGGCAATTGAGACGGTCCAAACACAGGAGTGGGGGTCAAATAGTCAACTTCAATCATAATGGTTCTGCGTTCATTGTTGAACGCCATCCTTTCTCTTAACATCAATTATACGAATGTCAAGACATCATAACGGGAATGAACGCAATTCCAAGTAGAAGAAGCACCAGAAGAATGGCAACTGTCAGACACCCCTTCACTTTGACACCTTCCCCATAAACTCGCTTTGTTGACGTTGCATCTCAGTCATGCAGAACTGGAGGCTTCGGGGAGTCAGGTTCATCCAGGGCATCATAGCACCCACGTTTATGGAGTTCATTGGATAATGCTCGTTCTGAGACTTGAACAAGGAAATCTGCGCATCTCTATACGCCAAATACTCCCAGCCATTGTGGACGTGACCATAGAACATCGGATTCCCTCTGTATCTTCCATTCCAAGTGTAGAAGGGATAGTGGGTCAATATCAATCTGGTGCCATCTCCCAGATTTTGCTCCTTGTAGTTCTTTATCTCCACGAATTGACTTCTGAACCCATCATCATGCAGGAACTAATAGTCGTGGTTGCCCAGTATCAAGTGCTTCTGACCCTTCAGGTTATTCAACAATCCGACAGTTGTCTTCACATCATGAACAGACACATCGCCGAGAATGAATACGTGGTCGTTCTCCTTCACAATCCCATTCCAGTTCTGCACAATCCTATTGTCAAACTCCTTCGGCCCATTCAACTTGTAGCTGGCGAAGGTGATTTGATACTGAGTGCGGCGAATGGGGCTTGAATCAGTCTGATAGCCGAAATGAATGTCTGATATGTAAAAGTAGTTTGGTGTAGACACTGGAAGTCCTTTTGTTGCTCTTTTATTGTATTTACAATAATTACCATCCGAACTTGTCCAGAATCCAATTTGAGATGCAGGGAAGCCCAATGCACAGGAACAGAATGTCAATCATTGCCAACATTCCCAAAACGCCAAGCACAATCTCAGTCATCTTCAGAATCTCCTGAACTTCCCTGATCGCTGGCCAGTTTCTTCGTCAAAACCTTGTAGTCATAGGGGTCAGGCGGCACAGGCTTTAGCCTGTAGCCGAAAATCTTCAAGGTCTTGTAGAAGAAGCTGCCCATAGTTTATGCATTATTGAAGTTGGCAGACCAATGTATCGGGTCTGCCAAATCGTGTTCGATGAATGTGTTCATCACCCATAATAGGGTGTCGAAGGGTTATATGGAGTGTCACCTCCTGATGAACCATATGGAGTGTCACCTCCTGATGAACCATATGGAGTGTCACCTCCTGATGAACCATAAGGTGAACTATATGGTGAAGTGTCCGGAGTGGTATATGGATCACTATATGGGTCGCTATATGGTGAATCACTTTCATAATTTGGGTTTATCACATTTATAGCACCGCATACTATCCTGCCAACGCCAATTGTATAAGTTGCCATTTTCTTTTTACCTCAAAGTTTAGTATGGAAAGTCATAATAGGGTGTGCTGCCATAATAGGGGCTATCATAATAGGGGCTATCATAATAGGGACTATCATAATAGGGACTATCATAATAGGGACTATCATAATAGGGAGTGTCATGCCCACCTCCATAATATGGTGTGTCATAGTATGGATTCACACCATAATAGGGAGTTTCCCCACCATAATACGGCTCATTGTAGTATGGTTCACTATAATAGGGTTCACTATAATAGGGTTCTGAACCATATGGCTCATTGTAGTAGGGTTCCTGATAATATGGGCATTCATACCCTGGGTCATAGGGTTGCTCATAATAGGGTTCAATTGGATAAACTGGTTCAAGTTCTGGCTTGTCCAAGTTGCAACCAAATATCTTCAAAATCTTGTAGTAGAAACTCTTCATTGTCTATCGTCAAAGTTGAATTGTCATATTGTATTTACAATTCAATTGACTGAAAGAAGAACTGTCCCGTCATTGAACCTCGTTGTTTCTTCTGGCCGCCATATGATGTTATTGACTTTTTCAAGCCCGAACGGAACATAATAGACAACTGCCCCTGACGGGAACTTGACATCATCTCGCAAGCACTGATTGAATTCATTTTGGCTGTCATACTCCTTCAGCTCAACCACATTCAATCCCTCAGACTCAAAATCCAACTTGGAGTCAGTGAAGAACACCACAACGGGCTTGGTCTTGAACCTCATCTCCATGCTGTCCCTGAACTTTACAAACTCACCCAAATCAACTCCGAAGCCGCTCTTCACCACAGTGCAGACATACAACGGATGGTCAGAGTCAGGAACACCGCATATTCTTCTCATCTGAGAGTAATATTCAAGCTCAAGGTTGAAGAAATCAGAGGAGGCATAGTAGTTCAATATGGTTCTCTTCATAGCAGCGCTCTTGGCGATGGGTTTCCACTTCGGAAGCTCTGTCCGACTATGGCAATCCAGTATTTCAGAGTAGTTGTTCACATTGGCTATTTTCAACAGGTTTGTCATATCCTTGTATTTTCTGTTGCTCTCTCCATGCCAGACATGGCAAACTATGTTGTCTATATATCCAAGTTTCAGGTCATATCCGAATTCGTGTTCTGAATCAAGAGAAACATATCCAACCCAATGCTTGAAGGGAAGACCATATCTCCTTCCCAGTATCCTATAATATGTATTGACATCATCCAAGACAGTGGTGCAGACATCAAACTTGCCAATTCTTTCAAACGCCTCTCTGGTGATGCCAAATGTGAATCCGCAATGACTTGCTGTACTTCTCTTGCTTATCCAATGAAATCCTATAGATTCCCCAAGATGCAGGTCTTTGCTGTATTGATAGTACTGATGAGAAGCCAGGGACATCACATCATATTGGTTGAATCCCTCGCTTGCCTTTCTCGCCCAAGACGAATCACACATCACAACATCAGAATCCACGAAGCAAAGCTTTGGCTCAGAGCATAGGGTTGTTCCGATGTTCCACAGGCAGTTCTTCAGGAAAATCCCCTCGTTCTCCTCCCCCATCTTCACGAACTGATACTTGATGCCGTATTTCTGCACCCAAGAGAAAGCGCAGTCCATTTCAGACTTTTGACACTCCACAAACACCCAGGAATGAGGTTTGGAAGTCATCTGCAAATTGAATTCAATTGCCGTTGTTGTTGCCCTGATTCTGGCGATATCCACCCCATAGAAGCACTGAATCAATGCAGTGTCATCAACAACATTGACCGCCTCTGGTTGGTTCTCGTATATGATGTCAGACTCGTGAAGCTCTCTGAACATCACATTTATCTTGTCATATAGGGTCTTTGCTCTCTCAAATTTGGCGGCTATTTCATTTGTAATAATCATCTAGTCTGTCCTTTCTCGTCAGCAAATGGGGTTCTTGAACCAGTCCTTGTATTTCGCATAGAATTGCCCCTTCTGCCTGTCTCTGAGCTTGTTCCAAGTTCCTGCACCAAAATGGTCTATGTAGTTCTGCTCTTGAATCGTCCCAAATCTAATCCCCCTCCCCACCAATTGATGAGTAAGAAGAATCCCTGTAATAATCAAGATGGTGTAGTTCGTGCTGACAATTTCGTCTCCAAACATGGCATTGGGCTTCCATCTCTTCGCCAACTTCAGGTTGTCCTTTATGATGTTCTTGTCAAAGAAGCTTATCCCGACCTCCCTAAACTTTGTTACGTTGAGGTACTGTATGAACGGAATCAGTCTGGGGTTTGAGGAAGACAATATGACGTCAGGTTGCCTGTATTTGCACATCTGAAATCCAGCTATGGTGGAGCATCTGTTGTCTATGAAGTCTACTGGCCTCTTCAACGGCGCATCGCTGTCTATGAGAACAAAATCCTGACCTATTGTGTCAATGGCGAACTGAATGTTGGTGCTATGATGGGTGTCTCCGCTAAAATACATTGGAAAGGGGTTGAATCCAATTCGATTGATTATGGTTCTCTTCTCATCGTCTGCCAGATTCTTGACTGCCATCACATCTATGGTCGGGAGGTTCAGACTCTCCTTTGGAATCCCCTCTATGACCTCCACGTTCTTCATCATCTCCTCGTCTATGGGAGTGAATCTCTGATTCGGAACAACATCCACCACAAACACCTTCGCTGAGGGATGGTGCTTCAATATGGACTTCGCAGTTATGTTGGTGAAGGTGTTGGTTCCAGCATTGACTGTGACGAAAACAAGGGGTCTGTTCTTTATGCCCGCCCCTATGTCAAACATCCATATTGAATCATTGTTCTTTCTGTTGTATAAATTATCTCTCCACAAAGCTGTCTCATTGCTCGATAACTCCTCAATGGGGGTTTCAACAAGGACTCCGAAATAGCGATTATAAGGATAGGGGGTCTTGACAACTTTCGCCCAAATTGAATTCATTATGGCAAGATGGTGCAGGAAAAAGTCATCTCTGTCCAAAACACCCATTTCCATAATCTTCTTGGTCGTACAATCGTCAATCAACTTGCAGAATTCGGGTGGATATAGGACACCTCCAACACCGACTGGAAGAATGTCATCCCGCGGACAACTGGAATCTTGGAAATTCGGCCAGCTTGTATATTTATTCGTGTTTCCTTCACTGTCCCAATCAATTCTCTTGGCGTGACCGCAGATTATGGTTCCTGGGTTTTTCTTGTGCTCAGCATGCAGTAGTTGAAGCATATCCTTCCTATACACCATATCATCATCGACGGTAACAACAGGAACGTCCTTGTATTTCTGCATGGACATCACGTACTTCAAATGGGGTTTCCAATTGAAGTCTGACGTCAACACCTCTATGTTGTTGTCCCTCAAATACTGCTTGAACTTCTCTGGGGCTTCGTCATAGTCCCTCTTCCAGATGTTCGCAACGATGCGATGTCTGATGTTGCAGTCTTGATGGACCAGGCTGTCCAGGAATCGGTATATGAGCGGCGAATTGATTCTCTTCCCATATGTCGCAAACGAGATGATTGCATCAAACTCCTTTGGCTCAGCCTCAGGTTCAGACACATCCAACTTCTTCATCTCATTGTCCAAGAAGGAGTCATATTCCCCGGCTGAACACATAAACATCTTCAACTTGCCCATAAAATCAGAACTCAATCTGATTTTGTGATGCTTCATATAGTTTAACTCATGAAGCACATACCCCTTGAATTGAGCCTTTGCTGACATTGAGCCGGAATCAACTATCATCTGATGGGCGAGCTTGAACGCCTCAATCACATCATATGGGTTGTCGCCGTTCATTCTGCCTCTTTGGACTGAACTTTCGCTGGCAATCCTGTATACATAGAACGAGTCAGGAATGGCAACCACCCTCTTTGCGTGGATTCCAGTGCAAATTCCGAATGTCTGGTCATTGGAGTTCTTCAGCTCCTGAAACTTCGCCCCAATCCTGCATATGAACTCCCTGTTGTAGAACTTGTTCCATTGCTGAACTCCAGCCATCGTGAATATGTTCCTCACAGTGTCTATGTTGAACGTGGGAGAGGTCTTGTCGATGAGGGCGTTGAAATCAATGCCAGCTGGTCTGCTCAATTTATTGTCCCTTGTCAAACATTGGAACCTGAAGCAACAAGCGTCCGCATCCAATTCTTCGCACTTCCTCACGCAAGTCGGAATCAGACATGGGAGAATGTAGTCGTCAGAATCGCAGAAGTAGATGTACTTGCCCCTGGCTTTCTCCATTCCCAGGTTCCTGCATCCCCCTCCATAAAGGTTATGGTCTTGGGTGTTCTTGATGAGGGTCAGATTCTGATAGATGTTCTGAAACTTGGATATGATTCCGACTGTATTGTCTTCCGACCTGTCATCAACGCATATCACCTCTATGTTGGCATAGCCATTGTCAAATATGGAGTTGAGGCATTGGGATATGTATTTCTCGACATTGTAGCAGGGAATCACCACAGACACCAGAGGACAATCACCTCCTCTTGGCTTCAGACTGGCAAGGTCATTCATTCGCCATTTCCTTTCTCGTTCCTTTCATAAATCTGCTTGAAGAAGTGGTTGTCGTAGATGGACTTTGCGATGTAGCAACTTCTCCTTATCAAGCCAAAGAGTTTCTTGACTGTGAACTCCTTCATGTTCGCCTATGGGTAGCAATTGGCTATCAACTCGAAGCAATAGAGCTTTCCGAAGTCTGACTCGTAGTTGAAGTCGTATGGAACGCCAATCTTTGATTCTGCAATCTTGACAGCCTCTTCTTGGCCAGATTCTGGTCTGAGAACCATTATTCGGTCTGATATGCAGAAGTCAATGATGGAAATCCTGGCGACTGACGGAGATGCGGAATGAATGACCTCCTTCTCCCCCACATAGATTCCAGCATGGGAATAGCCCCTCTTGTCTGGAATGAACTTCCCATCCAGATAATCGTCATATCCCCTTATCAGAACATCCCCGGGTTGAATGAACTCCATTATCTGAAGAATGTCGTGCCCGTTTATGAGATAGGGCTTCGGGTCATATACCAACAGAGGAATGAAGCCAAAGCTCTTTATCTTTATCTTCCCGAACTACGTCAGGAATTCAGACCAGATTTTATAGATTGTGTCTTTCATACATCCACTATTTACATTATCCTTGCCTGACTGACATGGCGGACTTGGCGAAGAGGATTATGATGGAAATCACGATGAACAAGGCTGTCGGAATCCACAATGGGGCAGACACCCACCACCAACTCCAATCAATGGTATTCGTCAGTTTCAGAACCAAAAAAGCAATGAAGAGCAATTGGCAAAAACTTGGAAGGCACGAGAACTTTAACACGGTCTTTTCTGAATTCATGATATTCACCTCATATTCAATTATACGCAAAAGGCTGCCAGGAAAGAGACTCCCGACAGCCTATTTTACTGCTCAAAGCATTTTTGAACCATCAAAGCATCTTTGATTTATCAAAGCCCTTTTGACTTGTCAAAGACCCTTGATGTACTCAATCCACTGCTCGAACGTCTGCTTCTCCATCTCCATCCCTTGGTTGATTTTGCCAGCACGGACCTGATTGGAGATGGTGAGTCTGATTGTCTTGTCCACCTTTTCAAACCTCTCGTGGAAGGTCTCATAGAACTCTTTGAACCGCTTTTCAGTGGCAAGGCGATATTCCTTGTTGTCCTGATTGAGCCAACTTGGGGTGTTCATCAGATAGTAGGTGTCGAACATGATGTTGCAGATAAGGGTGTCAGCATTTCCTGGCCTACCCCTCTCAATCAACTGCTTGGAGAGTTCCGTTGTGGAGTCCAGGTAGTTGCGATAGGTCTTCTGCATGTATAGAGGGTCATGCCTGCAAACCGACTCATCCCTCCACTTCCACAGGTAGATTGGAACGTCAGAGTACTTGATGGTTTCAGGGTCGTCTGCCAACGTGGTAGCCATGAAGTTGAAGTAGGAGTCCTCGTGGACAGTAAGAGAATCATTGAACCTAATGTTCTTGTCAATGAGATACTGCCTCTTGTGGAACTTCCCATGCACAAACGTCCTATCGTTCTTGTGTTCTGTGAACCAAAACTTCCCATCCCTTTTGATTTCCTCGTAGAACTTCGTGGTGAGGGAGTTGAAGCCCTTGTCCATCTCAACGAAGATGATGTTCAACCCGACCATCGAGAAGAACATATCGTCAGCATCGCAGAACATGATGTATTCAGCAGTTGCGTGGTCGAGACAGGCATTCCTCGTCCCCGAAACACCCCTGTGCTCCTCCAGATAGTATTCAATCTTGAAGGGGTACTTTGAGAGGAATTCGTCAGAGAGTTTGGATTCTGGATAGCCGTCATTCACAATCACAACTCCGATGTCCTTGAAGTCAACACCTTGCTGAAGGGCGAGAGAATCGAGTAGAGGCTTCATAACCTCCTCTGTCTCCTTGTACTGGGGAACTAGGAGCTGAAATTTCAATCCGCTCTTCTTGACTGCTTCCTTTTTTGTTGTGGTCTTTTTAGTCGTGGTCTTTTTCTTTGATTTTGCTGCCATTGGTTTAGCCTTTTCCTTTAAGATGCGTATATGGACTCGTTGATTGCAATTATACCAGATTGTTGGAAAAAATCTGCCAAATAAAAGCAAAAAGACCCAGGATTTCTCCCAGGTCTTTTCGTTTGTTGTCGTGTGATTGTGGAAATTAGGCAATCACAGCGTTGCTGGCGTCAAGCCAATAGAAACCAATTGCGCAAGATGTGAGTTTGCCGTCAGTTTCTGTCACCGTGAGGGACATTCCATCGTGGTTGGACGAAACTGTCGAATCAAGACCTGCAACCACCCCATCAACATATGCTGCAACTGCGCTTGCCGTAGGAAGGCTATTGGAGTAGTTGTTCGTCTTGAAGCTCGTTGATGCAGTCACAACGCCCTTCTGAGCAGCTGCTCCAAATCCAATCGCAGACACATTGACGATGTTGCCCGTCACGCTTACTCCAACGTTGTTGACAGTGGACACAACAGTCTGATTGGTGGCTGTGTTTGGAGCCGTCACCGTGACTGCCGTGACCTTTCCATAATGGGTTGAAACCTTGACAGTCGTTCCATTGCTGGTGGATTCTGAAGTTCCATCCCCAATCTCGCTTACTGCAAACCTCGTAGGCGCAGCCACAACAACCTTGGAGACATTGCCGTTAAGTGTGGAGACTGTAACCGTCGTGGAACCAGAAGTCGATGTGAGGACGCTGCTTCCAATGTCAGCCGCCGTGAATGGAGCTGGGGCAGTCACATACACATTCTTGACCTGACCGTTTACCGTGCTTACAGTTACTGAATGTTGGTTGCTTGTACTAGTGGCAATGGCAGAGGATGCAACTAGGTCTGTTTTGACAGACACACCCACAATCTTGCCGTCAGTTTGCTTTACAGAAACCCACACTCCATTGCTGGTGCTCTGAATTCCAGAATCGAGGGCATTGATTGCATCAGTTATCTTTGCTGGGACATATCCAGCAACAGCCTTTGCTGTTACAAGATAGGTTGCAGTAGTCGTGATACCTGTCGATTCGGTGACCAAGTTGCTAGTTCCGTACAACTCAAGCTCAGGTCCAGAATCTGAACGCAGAATAATGGAGCCGGCAAGACCAAAAGCGTCGAACGCATATGAACCAATCTGCGCCTTGTTGCCCAGTAGCACCTTGTCGACATCCTGATCTCCTATCATCTCCCACTTGCATTTTCCTCCAGGCGCGAATCCCGTAACAATGAATTCTTGACCCTGAGAGATTGCGACAGCTGCATTAGTTGAGGTGGATGTTATTAGACCATCATTGTCCAGATACCACTCTCCATAGTCTTCGCCAATAAGAATGACGTCGCCGACCTCAAAGCTTGAACTTGTGGATGCTGAAATGGTCGAAGGAACATAAACACCCTTGAACTCCATCACATTGCCAAGAGTCTGAACCTTTGCGTCAATTGCATCACGTACAGCCTTTTCAGTGGCAAGCTTGGTGTGTTCTGCACCAGTAGCAGCCCTTACTGTTGTCTGAATGCCGTTTATGGATGCTGTAGGTGTGTTGCCAATCTTAAGCGTGGTGGGCGTGAGGTTTGCAGCTGCAACCTTTACCGTATCGACCTGACCATTCACTGTCGATACAGAAACAAATACGCCAGAATCGGAACTACTCTTGTTGGCAGAGCCAATATCAGAAACCGTGAACTTCGTAGGAGCCGCAACCACGACCTTTGTGACCTTGCCATTCTCAGTCGAAACTGTTACTGTTGTATCTCCTGAGGTACTGGTTGATTTCCCATTCCCGATGTCAGCCACTGAGAACTTGGCTGGAGCCGTGATTGAAACAGCCTTCACCTGACCATTCAACGTGCTTACACTCACAACGTGGCCGTTGCTCGAACTTGTTACAGTCGAGGCTGCTGGGTAATATGTTGGAAAAGGTTTAGCGTGTGCTGTAAGGAATCCTGTCGCTCCGTCCCTCGTGATGTGGGTTATGTATGAGTTGGCATCTCCAGCAGGAAGAGTACCAGTATAGCTCTCAGTGATGACCCTTACATCCTGAATGCCAAGACCGAACTTGTCTGCCCCCTTGTAGATGACGCCAGAAACTTTGACATTGTTTCCAAATATCGCACCGGCGTCACTATCCCCATAGTTGAAGTATACGCCTCCCGCATTGGGACTTGCTGGCATACTCGCAACTGAGTGAAAAGTAATTTGCTTTGCCATTTGTTATCCTCTTTCTATTGATTTGGTTCTATGACCTTGATTCTATTTACAATAGAATATATAAAAAGTGGATAGGAAATTTCTTTCCCATCCACTTCTTCATCATGCCATCATAATGACATTTTATAATTAGTCCTCAATGTCAATGACGCCGTCAGCATCCATCCACACGAGGTCAAGCTCCTCAAGGGCTGACATCTTGTTGACGTTCAAGGTCACTGTGCTCAGCAAACCATTTTCCTGGAAGATTCTGATGTCCCAACCACTCTTCGATGTGGCATCAGATATGGTTGAAGTAAGGTCCGTGATGCTTGTAGCAAGGGCCGTTGTGATTGCCGCATAAACCGCACTCTCAGTTGGCAAGGAAGTTCCTGTTGAAGTAAGAGTATCTGCGAAGTTCTTGCTTGCAGCAGTTCCAACACCTTCCAAAGTCACGCTTGGGAATGCTGTTGTCGAGGCCGTGAACACAGAAACAGTCACACCATTTGAGGTGCTAATGCTCGTACCACCAGTCACGCTGCTATAGGTGAAGTCACTTACTGCTGCCTTCAGTGTTCCAACTTCCGCATCAACTGTTTCCAAAGCCGATTGGACGTTCGTATCTGTAGTCTTGAAGATTTTTGCATTAGCTGGAACTGCGAAACTCACCCCAGCTGCAGAAACTGCCCCAACCTTGCCCTCAACATACCCATAAACCTGAGAGGCTGTAGGAAGGTCGCCAGACGTGGATTTGCTTGCGAAGTTCTCGTTTTCTCCATAAGTTACAACATTCTGAGAGGCTGCCGTGCCAACTCCTTCGATGAACACGCTAGGTTCAGCATTGGAGAAGAGCTGGACAGACACCTGAACGCTATTGGAGCTGCTTACGCTTGCTCCAACACTTGCCTTGTTCGTATCAAGGGTTGTTACTGCTGCATCAACATAGTCAGCAACAGCGCCGGCAGTCACAACTGTGGCTGAATTTGTGACGATTCCAGTAGATGCGGTTACAGGATTAACAGTCAGCGTGAAGCTATGTGTGTTCTGGTTTGAATAGAGTTCAAACGAACCACTGATTCCATATCCGCCTGTTGCTTCTGCTGTACCCTTGTTCGCCTTGTTTCCAAGAATGATTTCATGTGCGTTTTGGTCGCCAATGAGTTCCCAAGTGTTCTCAGTAGTGTAGACATATTCCTGACCTTCTGCGAAGTCTGTGTCTGGTTGAGAACCAATTACAATGACATCACCTGCTGCCGGATTTGAAACGCCACCAGTGGACGCATAGACACCAACAAAGTGCATCGCATTGTCAAGCGTTGCGAACTTGGTCGCAATTGCCTTTGCAGTAGGAATCTCGTTGTCTGTTGCGGACGAAGAAATTGCCGTGACAACACTCTTTCCAGCGAAGGTTGCCAGATTTCCAGTCACTGCAACACCAACTGCCTTCACGCCACCATTTCCAGTGGAAACAGTAACAGCCACGCCCGCATCAGAACCTGTTAGAGACGAAGCAGAGATGTTGTTGAGAGCAACACCACCAACTGTCATCGTTGTGGCTGAAACCGTGGTTGCTGAGAAGGTTGCTGCACTTGCGGTGATGTTCGTGAAGTTGCCGTCTGTTGCTGAAACAGTATTCGCAGACACCAGCGTGTCCGTGATATTATTTCCGTCCTTCGTGATTTGAACAACAGTCTCAATGTCAGAAACCTTCGTCTCAAGGGTCTCTACGCGGGACACAAGGTCTGCCCAGGGAAGCTCCTGAACAACTGCTGTTAGTTTGCCATCTTCGTCTTTAACAATGTTAGTGATGATGTTCAGTGCGCCAGCTGAATATCCAGAGGATGTTGACATCACCAGACCTTCAGTCCAGGCAACGATGTCGGACCTCCAAAGGCTCGTGAGGTTTTCAATGTCTGCTGCCAAATCAACCCAGCTTGAACCGTTAAACACCTTTGCTGCGCCATAGCCAGTCAAGATGTCACCACCAATTGCGCCAGTCACGCCAGCTGCGTTGAGGGCAGATGTCAAATTGAATCCTGCCGCTGTCTAATCAGTGTCTGATGGAACAGCCCAAACCTTGTTCGCACCAAAACGTGTAGCACCCTTGTAGATTTCATTCTTGTCAGAAATGAAATAAATCCCTCCAGTGTCCGGATTCGCCACTGAAGCAAATGCGCTCTCAGTCATGGAGTAGAATTTTACTTGTTGTTTTGCCATATTTGTTTACCTCTTATTTGATGTTGTTTCACTGTATATCCATCAAATGCACTTTTATTTACAAATAAAGAAGCAAAAATGGGTCGGGGAGAAAATCCCCGACCCATTTTCATCAATCACAATAGTGACTTTATCTAGATTATGGCTCTTGCTGAACATCATCAGTAATCCACTCAAGGGTTGCAGCCGCAATTGCAGCATCAATCGCATCTCTAACTGCCTTTTCAGTCGCGAGATTGGAGTTAGATGCTGCGTCAACTCCAGCAACTGGAGCAACATAGTCGGGGTCTCCAAGCTCTCCAACCTGTGCAATCGCTGCTATAGACTGACTTGGGCCGATTGATGATGTCACAGCCATGCTTGCTGCAGCACCAAGACCAGTCACGCTCATTGAAGGAGCAGCGTTGGAGCTGAATGTCACGCTAAACTCAACACCCTGAGATGTCGTGGTAGCAGTTCCTGCGCTCGCCTTCGCTTCACTTATACTCGTTAGAGCCTGGTCAAGTGCCTAGATTGCAGCCTCTACAGTGTTAGTGCTGTTTGTCACGCCACCACTGAAGCCAGTACCACTAGTCTCATCATAGGCAGAGTAGCTTATGGCGTTTGCGCCTATGTTTTCTACGATTCCTTGGACATATCCTGCAATGGTGTTTGCCGTAACAAGTCCATCGTCATCTCCCTGACCCGGAAATTCTGACAACACAGTAGAGTAAGCTGCATTACCAAGGTTGAGGTTGCTGACTTCTGCTGTAACATAGTCATACACCTGGGAGACAGTCACAAGGGCTGAACTGGTATACGCACTAGCAATTGTTTCATCTCCCATAGGAGCGAATATGCTTGCATATGCCGCATCCCCAAGGCTACTAACCGTGGATTCAATCGTAGAAACCCTTGCTGCCAATGCCGAGACTGTTGCGGCTGTGGCATAGGTGTTCTAATCTCCAATCAACTCCCAACGACCTGTAGGTTCTCCTGCTATGTAGATGTATTCCTTCCCACTGGTCAATTTGGTTGCTGTATCAGAAACATCAGTCCATCCTGTTGTTTCAGTTGTTGTTGCTGCAGACCAAGCTTTACCAGTTGCGTCAACCCAACCATAATCTGCCGCAACCTAACCACCTCCAATCACATAGATGTCGCCATTCTTTGGTGTTGCTATGGAGGCGAGGTCAGCCGTTGTCCCCTCAAAGTGCATCACATTGCCAAGACTTGTGACTGCTGCAGACACATAGTTGACAACCTGACCCTCAGTCACAAGGGAGGTTCCCTGTGAGTTTGAGATGCTTCCTGACAGTGTGGCTGCAGTGATTTCAGCCTGAGCGATTTGGTTGATTGTGCTACCGCCAACCGTAAGGCTGGAAGCCTATACTGTGGTTGCAGTGAAGCTTGCTGTGCTGGATACCGTCAGATTGGTGAATATGCCTGTATCAGCAGTGACCGTCCTGGTTGTGATAGGCTCCTGCCCTTGCTCTTGAGACGTAACAACTGAAACCACACTCTCAATTGCGCTGACTTTGGCTGCCAATGCTCCATCAGTAAGGGCAATCCAGTTTGTGCCATCAAACACCGTCGCAGTGCCTTCATAGACGTTTATATCGCCACGGGCTGCTCCGTTTGCTGAAGTCAAGTTTGTGTCTGGATTAGAATCATTTGTGACCCTCGCCAAACCAAAGCGCTGCGCACCCTTGTAGAGTTCGCCGCCATTGATGAAGTACACGCCATCAGGATTTACGTTACTTGATGGCAATGCTGACTTCGAATAGAATTTTACTTGTGCCATTGTTGTTTTACCTCATTGTTAAATTAGTTGTTGTTGACATAGGTCAATGTACCATCAGTACAAGTGATTACACAATCATTCGGAAGATTCCAAGTCCCATAATTGGTCATGCCTGACACTTCTGTTGTTGTCTTGCCCTCAAATGTGACAGCCATCAGACTCGTGCATCCACCAAATGCGTCAGCACCTATGGAGTTCACACTTGCTGGAATGGTAAGCGTTGTCAATCCAGTATCACTTGCGAAACAGGCACCACCGATTGATGTTACAGTTGATGCGATGGTTACGCTAGTCAAATCTGATACATCGCTCAAATTTGTTATGCTAGTGACACCCCGTCCAATGACGATTGTTTCAGCACTGGCCTTGTCAATGTTTCCTTCTTCTTCATCCCCATCCACTTCAGTAAGCACGTAACTGTTTTGCGATTTGCCACTTCCAGAAGTGTAGGTCACTATTGTTGGTTCTGGGTCGTCTGGATTCCAATAGATGACTGCCGTTGTTGAACCTTCAATAACTGCCTAGTCAATCTGGGCTTTCGTTCCCATTTGAATCAATGTTCTCCCAGACTTGTCTTCCTGTCCAGAAACATAAGGACCAGGAGCAATCAAATACATTGTTGCCGTTCCATTTTCCAGAACAGTGATTATCTGTCCAGGATAGGACGAACCACTCATTCCGCGAATGTCATTACCGCCTGTGGCATATGCCAAGGCGTCAGCATACGACACGAACAAGGATGTTCTGTCAAGAGGCGCCGCGCCTGAACGATGGAATGCGTTGCCCCAAGCCAATTTAGAGTTAAACTCAACTGGGTCGCCAGTGTTTCTATTATAATCTGCCATGTTGTTTTACCTCCTTATGATTAGCTTACGGTTATTGTATAGACATCTGATGCGCTATCGGGTGAATCAATGTAGTAGATGTACACCTTGTAGGATGTCGCATAATTTCCAATCGACTACGCGGTGGAGTCGCCGCCTCCGACATTCACAGTCTGCATGGAAGCGGTGAAGTTTCCGGTGATATCAGAACCAAACTGGTTTGCTGAAGTCACTGCGGTCAATGTCTTGTTCGCAGGAATTGCGAGAACCACCACATCGGCGTTGGCAACGACATTGATTGTTGTAGTTGACTTGCTCTTGGTGAGGGAGCGGATGTTCGTGTTTGTATGAATGGTTGCATCGGAGGAACCGTCTTCGGTCGTCCAATAGTCCGCTGTGGCAGCAGCCTTTGTTTTTCCACTTACAGCAGAACCATAGAACCAGTATCTAAAACCAGTCACAGTTCTTGACTATGCGGTGTTGGATGTGGTTGTTATCTTCTTCTCTGGATTCGACTTCGTTTTGAGGTTCGTCGCAGCAGGAAGCGTCCCATTGGTGTTGTTGGCGACATTGAATGTGGCAAGCGTGAATGCCGATGTTCCTGTTATCTGATACGCGGTAGTCGTGATTGACGCGGTATTTCCGGATATTGTTGCGTTGGCTTGCGTCTTGCCGTCATATGCGCTAATCGTCCAATCTCCAACTGTCGTTCCAGTTGCGGTCTGTGTCGTTCCGTTGGAAACCCACGCTCCATAGGTATATGAACCATCTTTCCAAGTACCAGTATAGGTCTGAGCTGGATATGTGGAACCGACCTCTCCTTCACCATTGCTTCCGCTCAATGTGAAGCTTGGGTTGGATGGGGTGCCTGGCTGAAGTTCCTTCGTGAATATCTCCTGCAGAACCTATGCTACCGATTTTCCGGTGGAGGCGTATTCAGTTCCCTTGTTGAGGTTTCCTACGCTCGTGTAGTTTCCTGCGAGGGTATAGTCCTGTGTGAGAATCACCTTGGAGGCATCAACGTTTCCGTCGCAGGCTTCCCAGTCTGTTCCATTATGGGCGTATGCAGCCTTTGCATATATCGCAGGAACATATCCCTCTTGTCCCTTGGTTCCCTGAGCAGCCTTCAAAGTCTAATCAACAACAAGGATGTCTCCTTTCTTCGGAGCATCGTTCGCCCCAGGGGCTGATCCATTTAGAAGAATGGTCAAACTGTCAATAGGAGTTGCACCATTCGTTGAGTCAACTGCTGTATAGACTCTCGTTCCAGTAATGTGCTTGTCACCCTTGCGGATTTCACCATTGTCCTTGATGAAGTAGATGGCTCCGGAATCATATCCTTCGCCACCCTATTTACCATATCCTGCATAGGTGACAGCACTTACATTGTAAAACTTTACTTGTGCCATGTTGTGTAATTCGTTTTGTTTGTTGTTGTTTGTCGTTGTTGAGGAACGCCCTCAGCAAACTGTAAAAAACTGTTTAGTCATCCTCCTCGTCAACATCCCACATAATCTCTCCGGTTGGTCTGTTTTCGTCTCCCAACTCAAACCAACCATAGTGCCCGTTGTCATCCTCCCTGTAGAGATATTCCTTGTCCTGATATACCACCACGTCATTCAGGGACGGCGTATATGTCGACCCACCAATCGTAACTGTTCCAGTTGTAGGGTCTGAAGTTGAGATTCCCTTGTACTTCATCGCATTCGGGTCTTCAGAACCTCCGCCACTCGATTCTGGGGTGTAGCATCTCCTGTCGTCGTTGAAATCCAGATATATTTTCCCCACTCCAGGTTGAGATCCTCGAACGAAGATAATCTGACCATCAACTTTTTCAGGAGGGGTTGTCTCAAATTTTGACTGACTGATGAATTTGAATGAAACTGATGCCATCTTGAACCTCTAGTTCTCTATCTATGTGTCATAGCATATTTACATAAAGAAGGTCTGAAATATTGGGAATTATATCGAGTATATCGAAAAATTGGGCGGGAAAGTAAATATGGTATGTCGGTAAAAGAGGGCTGAACGATGAACAACAACGGATTTTGGTCTATGATGTCTATTGCAGTGGCAGG